CATTATTCCACTCTCCACCAGTTATAGAATACTTAGTAAAGTCAGTTAGTAATGTACCACCTGCTTTAAGATGCATATCTGCACCATTAGTTACACATTCTACATCAGATCCAAAACTAATTAAATGTTTTTGGATATTATCTTCACCGTCAGATGCTTTAGGAGCACCCTGAGCATTAAATGTTAATGCACCACCAATCGTTATATCACAATTTCCAGTAATATCTAATGCAAAATCACCATTAACAGTTAAAACTTTATCCTCATCAACAATTTTACAATCATCACCAGCAACACTTGAAGTAAGGTTACCAGCATAACCAATATGATCTGCTAATACAACTCCTTCATCACCCTTGGTTTGTTCCTTAACATATGCTTTTACCTTTGCTTCAATTTCTGCATCAGTTAAATCACTACTATCACCTGCAGTTGCTTTACTTCTCTGTTCTTCTAATTTCTTTCTATAATTCCACTCTGCAAATTTTGCTTGATTTAATTTAATAGATGTCCAAGTAGTTCCGTTAGTTCTTTTTTCTATAGTTGCTTTACGACCAGGTGTTCCCATATACATCATATAGGAACCATCTATTTCAGTCTTTGCTTTTGTTAAATCTGGATCTGCATCTCTATTCAAACTATCGTATATATTATCACCAGGTAAACCAGGAGAGTTACAAGTACCCCTTGTAGTTCCCATAGTCGTTTTCAGTAAATTATATTCTTGTGCAGTACACTTAGTTACTCCAAATAAAGGGAACCAAGTTTTAACATTTGTCCCACTATTGTTTTTCCTATTACAACCTCCACCTAAAAGACTTGTGAATAATGTAATAAGACTGGTTATTGATGTTATGTTCAGTGCTTTCTTAAATATCTCTGCTCCTTTTGACCACTGTTCCATAAGTTCCTTTGCTTTTTGGAAAGTAGATACAATCTTAGTAACCTTACCGATTACATCCTTCATACTATCCAAAATTTTCTGAACATTACAAATAACATCACTAACTACTTGATCAACAGTTTTTTGGACAAATAAGATTTGACTTATAATGCCCTCCATGAAATTGTTTAGTTGTGACTTAATAGAAGAAAGAGGATCATTAATAAAACCCATGAGTTTGCTGTCTTCAATACATAATGCATTAAGAATAGCAGTAACTGCAGCACGTACCAGACCAAATTGAACAAAAGGTATACCAGTAGATCCTGCCACAATAGTAGCAATATTCAATTTCTCCATCAGGTCAGTCATTTGTTGACGAATAGCACTAATAACCTGAGTAAATATTGCTGATAGAAAATCCTGTATCTTACCAAGAAGTTTCTCTGTTGTCTCAATCTTACCAGTAACTATGTTAAGGAAATTACCTTCTTCTGTTTTAACCAACAAACCAGCAGTATCAGCAAGATCTTCTAAAAGATAAGCGAGTTTATGTTCTAGAGTTCCCCAAGGACCAGAAGAACCTCTAGCTACAGGTATTCCATTATTAGAACCTCTAGGTTTTTGAGGATTACCCCCACTACCATTAATACCTGATCTAGTACCAACATTATCGGGTGATCCATTACCACCTGTTTTTAAAGTTTTTTGTGATTCAACAGTTGATACACTATTGTTTCTATCTCCAGGTCTACAATAATCTCCTTTATTGATGCTATCTATTTTTCCTACTTCCTCTGATGCTGGATTAACAACAGCAGTACTATATGCTGGTATCTCTTCACCTGTAAAAGCAAATACTTTATCTTTCTTTGATGCAGGATCCTTATTAACTCTCATAACACCAATTACTATTGGCATTTGAGCGTTCTCTCCATCCATGAAGAAACCCATAACAATAGCACCAGGTTGTAGTTGACCAGAACTTTCACCCTGACCATCATTTCCTGGTTGACATGTGTGTTGTAAAACTGTTGCCCATGGAAGATTTTCTGTAGGAAGATCTGCTGTCGTCCCACCTCTTACATTAGTATAATATCCAAGCACACGAACTCTAACCCTACCCAATTCCATAGGGTCTTCATTATCTTCAACCTCACCAACCCACCAGAAAAACCCGTCTTTCCCAACAAAGTTTACGTTAGGTTCATTAGTAATTCCCTCAACTGATGCCATTGTATGCTATTATCCTTACGATTTATTTATTACGTTTGTGTCAAAGAGAATTTCGTTGATGTAATCCTCTGCCCATTGGGGATCGAACCATTGACTCAAAACTGCTTTAGTCTTTTTATTCTTTCTCTGTTGTTTACAATAATAACATTGATCATCAATTCTTTTCATAGTATTGATCCATTGCATATCAAACTCAGAATTTTCTACTATACCTTTATAGAGTTGAATAGATTCTTTAATTAGATTCATATACATTTCTCTTTCTTCATCCGTTTTGATACGCATAAACTTACATCCTTGCGAAAAAACATCATCAGTCCATAAAGGTAATACTCTATTCTCTTTAAACTTATACTTGTATGATATGTCTTTATATACATCCACATATTTTTGAGTTCCAAACACAGGTGATATATCAACAATTGCTGCTGTAACTGCATTAGGAGTTTCTACAATATCAGCACCAAAGATAGGTATGGGATAATCAGGAATAGGATATAACACACAATGCATTACAGAAATATTATCTGTATATCCAGTTTCCAAATGCATCTTTCTAAGTTTCTTACTCTGATGCATTTCATTGATAATGAATACATTATCATTTTCCACAATAGGATATTTGTTTTCCATATGTGTAACATCAGGAAAACTTTTTAATTCCTCTCTTATATAATTGGCAACTGTCATTGACAGTCGAACCCATGGTTTTATATACTTTCCTGAATCCATAATTAAACTCTCACAAACTTATATATTTCATCTGCACCCCAAAGAATCCTACCTTTAGAGTCTAAGAATTTATCTCTCATAAAAAGTTTAGTGCCATACACAG